TCGGGCGGCTCCCAGACGTAGAGATCACCACTCTCGCCGATTGCAAACTTCGGGCGCTCGATCTCATGGAAGCTCATCATTGGCGAGAACGGCGAGATCATCGGCTTATACCGGAGCTTACCGCACACGGGGCCGAGCGTCTCGATGGGTTCGCCGTTCGTGTCGTTGCGCCGTCCCCAGGCTTCTTTCGCGCGCACGTCCGCTTCCGCGCACGAGCGCGTGAGAAATTTCATGTCGGCGGAGAAAACGGATTCTGAGCGCTGAAGGAAGCAAGTGGAATCGTCGGCGGGAAATTCCATATCTAGGGCGTCTTCGTCGCCGTCGAGGTCGATAAGCTTCCGGTGTCGCCAGTACATTTGCGCACGGGTTACTTTCTTCCCGTCGATCTTTTGTCGTTGTAAACTCAACTGCTCTTGCAATGATTTTTCATCGCCGCTCATGCGCCATCCCTCGGGCGGCTCCATCGTGTATTCGTCATCGTGAACGTACCACGGCAGGAATATCGCGGTCATCTCCGACTCTGGATTCTTCGCTAATTGCCAAAAATCATAAAAGTCGTTCTGACCATTAGGTGTAGATTCCCACGTTACCGAGCACTTCAATCGCGCTTTCGTTCCCATTGCCGGGAGCTGCGGGCTTAATGCTTGCCAAAAATCTTTAAGATTCGGATAAAACGCGCACTCGTGCAGCCCGATGTGCTGCGAGGTGAACCCACGCGGATCGAGATTCTTCGCAACGTAGGTTGCGCCTTCGCACATGCGGTCACTAAAGTATAATTCTTTTTTTGGTATTTTCGCCGTCTTCGATTCGCTGCGGAGCGGAGGCTTTATCGCGCGAATTATTTCGCCATTCGCGTCTTTGACGATAGGAAGGTTGTCGTAAAATATACGGAAGAACGAAATTACGCGCGCTGCAAGCGGCTCATCATGCGTCGTATCGAGCGTGCGGACGTTTTCTCCTCTCCAAAGTTCGTGAAAATGTTCACCAGCATCGAAACACGTTGCTCCTAATTGGCGAGCTTTGAGAATGAGAAAGAAAATCATCATCCCCGCGCGACGGCGCATTACTTGTTTATTCCAAATGATTTGTTGCCCGTTATTAAAAATGAACGGCGTCTTCGACATGTCGAGCCGGTTCACGATCTTGAGCATGAGCGCGGCGAAGGTCGGGAAGTCTCGACGGCAGATCGCAACGAGCTGCACGAACGCCTGCGGGCTCGTGTCGTGCAGGTGTTGCCACCACGGGTTGCTTAGGCCACGGAAGACGGGCGTAAGGTCATCGCGCCTTCCCGGCGCAATGACGCCGCCGTTGCTCGTGACGATCTCGTAGGCTTCGGGCGTGATCTGGCGGTGTGTGCGGTCCTTGGGATCGTACGCTAGGCGTTCGGCAACCTGAGCCATTCTGCGACATCCTTTTCGCCGGGGCCGCCTTGGTGCTGCGGCTGGAGGTTCTGCTCGGAAGCCGCTCGCGCTCTTGCGCGAGCGGCTAGGGCAGCGTCGAGGTCCATCTGATTTAGCCCCAACGTCGGAGGGGGCGTCTCGCCGAAGAGCGTCTCCTCCGCTGCGGTCACGCTCGGGAAGGGGATTTCCTCGGGGACGACCGCCTGCGCGGGCCGACCGGCCTCTTGGGCTAAAGCAAAATCGGGGGGCGCGAGACTCTCTCCGGCTTCGCCGGATTCGAGCACGGCCTCCATCATCCCACGGAAGGCGCTGCGGACGATCAGGGCGAGGCGCTCGTCGGTCATCTTCGGGTGATCGGCAAAGCGTGTGGCATTCCACGGCAGGAGGTTGGAGGAGAGGAGCACGCACGCCCCCCTCCCCCACGCCGAAGCGCGGTCGAGGGGAGCGTGCGGTCGGCGTTCCGACAGCTATCGGCTATCGTGTCGTCGCCCAGGCATGCTCGCGGTCAAGAAGGCCCCCTGAAGTGAACCCCGGTCATCGCATGCTTGGCAGCACCGCCGCCCTGAAGGCGGCGTTTCTTGGTTGTCTTCGCGACGTTGCCGTGTCTCAGGGCGCGCGAAGATTTCTGCTTCAAACCCCGGTAGCACTTTAACGCGCCGGGTGGGGCCTTCTGGCCCCCCGCACCCCTATTTTCCTCGATCATACCTTGAAAATTTGTGACTTATGACAGTTTCGAGGACACAGTTTCCGTGGTATCCTGTCAACAGGCTTTGCGGAGGTATGATCTCCGTGAGGCTTTTTTCGTTGAGAGGAGCTTTGTGCGCCCGTCCGGCTATACCTGCCCCGTCTGCGCCTCTCGGGTGGAAAGTTTCAGAGATTCTGGAACACGCCGATGCGTCTCAGCTGGTTGCGGGTGGATGGGGGTTCTCGATGAGAACGGCAATCTTCTGCCATCACTCGAACAGCTCAGCCTCTTCGATCAGAACATCCGTGAAAAATGGGACGGCACCCGGATTGTGATGATCGACCGGAGCTATCCCGAGGCCATCAAGCGCGAGCGGGAACGGTTTGCGCGAGCATCCTTGCCGAAGGCTGAACGCCGACTGCTCCGCACCCTGGCTAAGCACGGACTCTAGGACCTATTCCGCCTCGGGAGCGGGAGCGGAAACCTCCACCACTTCGCCTTGGGGATCGCCTTCGGTGGAATCACCGTCGCCACTTTTGGGCTCGTCGCTCGGTCGCGCCTCACTCTCCGTTGCCTCGCCTTGCTCCGTTGCATCCGTTGCCTCGGTGGCTTCCGTTGCCTCACCGGGTTCCGTTGCCTCGGGCCTCGGCAAGCTCTTGTCGAAGTCGTAGCGTTCGTAGCCTGCGGTCTCGCACGCCTCGCACCTATAGCCGTCGGGTCCTATAGCCGGTGAGCCCTCGGGCGTGAAGCAGACGTTGTGACAGGCGCGGCAGGTCTGCCGGATGGTGTTGGCTTGCGTTCCGAACATGCTCATTCTTCGTCCTCTTCGCTTTCTTCATCCTCAAACGGATCGCGGTCATCGGGATCTTCCTCGGGCTCGACGTCGATCACCTCGCCCACGGTCCGCATGACCTGCGCTTCCCTGTCGGTATCGGCATCAATCGTCTTGAGCATCTCGCCGATGTTCGAGTGTTCTATCTGAACACGCGCGGTCGGCGCAGGTAGCGTTAGCTTGTGGTATGCTTGAAGCGCCTGAAAGGATGCAGGCATACGAAGTTCAACGACTTCACTACCGACCACGACCTGCTTCGTGTGCGTCCCCTGGATGTGCCCGATGTGGGCCTTGATCGCGTCCTCAATCGTGAAGCCGAGGGCGGCGAAGGCGTCCTCGATGGCGGAGCAGATGTCCGGCTTGCGGATCTGCGTGAGGCTGCGCGCCCGTACCGCCTCGTCCTTGCGGACGCTCGGGAAGCAGGCGCGGGTCGCGTCATCCATTGCCTCGTCCACGGCGCATCCTTTCGCCAGGTGTCCTAGTACGCGCGTGAGCCAATAGCGATCGCGCTTCCGCCCGACCAGCGCAATGGCTTCCTCAACCGTTGTCGGCGGGTAGCGCCTCCGCTTGATCGCCTTGAGGCGGTGATTGATCGCCTGCGCTTCCTGCGCCAGCTTCCGCTTCTTCTTGGTGAGCTGGAGCCTCCGCTCTTCCAGGCTCCCCGCCTCCGGTCTCGGATGTCGCCAATGCGGCGTCGAGCCACCGCTCGATGACGGCGTAGCATTTGTCATAGCATCGCCCCTCGGAGTCCTCGATGATCGAGGTGTTCTTCCCGCAGAGCGGGAGGGCCTTAAGCGCAACCTCAAACGGGCTCAGCTTCGTCTGCTGCGCGGCAAGCGCGACCTGATTGAGCCCCGCTTCGAGCTGCTGAAGCTTGGCCGCGACCTGGTTCACGATCTGTTGAAGCTGCGCGTCCCGCTCGGCGAACGCAGACTGCATCATCTGGCCGACGATGGCTTGGATCGTCTCTTGCGAGGCGATGGAGGAGCCCAGGTACTTATCGAGTCCGTGCGCCACTACGCTGCGACCCGCTTGCGCCGGAGCGTCGCGCCGCCCTCTCGCAGGACGTGCGCCATCTGGTGATCGTCGCGGTCGGCGTAGAGCGCCTGCAAGGCGACCTCCACGATGCTCGACTCGCTCACGCGCCGGTCAAAGGCCAACCTGCGAAGGCGGTTGCCGATCTCGTGCGCGACGTTGATGCTGAGCTTCATCGTGTTCGGCGCAGGTGCGTCCGTGCGCGCGGCTTCGTCCGTAACGGTATCTATCATGCGCCTATAATCGGCAGGCAGAACCGCGAAAAGAAGAAGCCGCTCGCATTTTATGCACGAGCGGCCTCAACCGAATCACCCTCAACGCAGCGCCGCCAAAGGGACAAAGACGACGCCTCGCCTAGGTTGTCGGCTTCTTCCGTGGTTTCTTGAGCTTCTTCGGCGGATCGGGCGGCGGCGGCGCGTTGCCGTCGAGGTCCTCGGTCGTGCAGACGAAGCACACCGGATCGGCTACGGCTTCGGCGCGCTCTCCGGGATCGGCGGCGGGTAGTTCGGGGGCAGGCGGATGATCGTCGGGCTCGGCAGGATCGCACTCATGGGCCATACATTCCCGCGCACGCGCCTCGGAAATCATCACGCTGCCGTCGCTGCTATAGCCGAGATGCGGCTGCTTGAACCCGACCCGCGCCTGCGGCATCCCGCACGCGTTGCTTCGCACGACCGAGAAGCCGTGGTCCTTGATGGCCGCCGCGATGTAGGCCTCGTCGGGGAGCCGCTCGTCCGTCAAGAGTCTTTAGCCTCTATCGCTTCGCGTAGCGCCTTAGATTGGCTGAACGCCCAGGAAAGCTGCCGCGATACTTCGCGCCCGACCTCCTCTCGGATCACGCCCCGGAAGCGGATCGAAACCTGGCCTGGCTCGTTGGCAGCTTTGTGCAGCTCTACTGCGGACAGACGCTCGCCCAATGCCATGAGCTGCACGGCAATCTCTCGCGAAGACTCTGCCGTTTCCTTGGCGACCTCCGTGCGAAGCACGGCCCGGAAGCGGATCGCGCCTTGCTCCGAATCAGCAGCAGCTCGCAGCTCGCGCCACGCCTCGCGGCAGGTCTCCGTGCCGCACGGGCAGTCTTCGCGTTGGGCTCGCCCGAACTCTTCGCACACCTCCGGCGAGGCGCGCTCGCCGATGGTCGTCGGCGGCTCGGGCTCGGCGTCCTTCGGCGCGTGCAGCGACGAGCAAGAACGCACGATCTCCTTCTCCTCGCATTCCGTCTGCAAACGCTCGACCTCGCCCGTGAGCTTCACGAACTCCGTGCCGAGGTCGGCAAGCTGTCCCCGCAGGCGCGCATTCTCGGCCTGGCACACCTCTTTGTCGATGCGGATTTCGCCGACTAACTGCCAACAGGCCGCATGCGACACGACGCTAGGCTCCCGCCCGACCGCCTCCTCAATCCGCGCTTCGAGGTTGACGAGCAGGCGCTCCGTCTCGTCGAAGCCTGCATTGAGCGACTTGTCGCGGATCGACGCAATCAGCTCCAGGCAAGCCTCGTCGGACTCGCGGTTCACGCCCGCCGCACCCGAGCCCTGTGCAGCGCGATCTCATGATCCTCGTGCGGCGTCGTCAAGGCGTCTCGCACGGCGCGCAGCGCGAGAGCCAAGGTTTCACCATACGATCCGTCGTCGTACGCCTTGAGCACTTGCTCCAGCAAGGCACGATAAACGTCGCGCTCGCCCGCGCAGAATGCCAGCTCGCGCTGGAGTAGTCTGATCTCTTCGTCGGACTCGCGGTTCATTGCGCTCTGTTCTCCGGGAGCTTGTCCGCGTCTCGCACGTCCTGCCGCATGTACGACTTCGTTACCACGACCCGATCAGGGAGAATCCTCACCACGTACTCGAAGAAGTGGCGATCATCGGTCATGCAGAGCGTCACGACCTGACCCGGCCTCATCGAGTCGATCATGCAGGTCGGAGGCGGCGGATGCGTCATGCGCCGCTCTTCGCCAATGAAAGCCTCGGCACATTGCGCGCGGCCTTATGAAAGGTTCGCCTGCGAAGTTCGGTTCATGTGCCGCGTCTCGCAGGGCAAGCCGCAGGTCGAAAGCGGGCGCTTCCAGGTGCGCTCAAGCTCCTTCGCACGAGCCTTCGTGATCTGCCGCCCGCACTCCGAACAGAGGCGCGGTATTGCCTTTAGCGCGGTATCCATACCGCCATTTTACCACGCCGGGGCCTCGGCGCGAGTGGGACTTGCGGGCAACGAACAGCTCCCCGCGAAAACGGGGAGCCATGACGCCCGATGCCGAGGCAGAGCGGGAAGCGTTATCGCGCTCGTGTGAGCGCGCCGCGCCTTACGGCGATTGTGCCCCTAGTATAGCATGCAGCCGAAGCTGCGGACGCCTATTGGCGGTTTGTGCTGCGAGTGTACCATGCGGCGGCTAGACTGTCGCCACTAGCATATCACTGCCTTCCTAAATGTGCGCTTTCGTGCTCATCTTCGGTTCGCGGTTCAACCACGCCACTTTCCGGCGATTGCTCGTCCGAAAGAGGTGCCATGTCCCCGCGCGTTGATTCCCCCGTGGCCCGAGGTAGATACACTTCCGCTTGGTTTTCGCGAGAAGGTACATCCATTATACCGCGCTCAGACGTGCTCGCAAATGGGACCCTTGGGCACTTCTGCGTACCGGATGCTAGACCAGAGTCGATCTCCCGACGCAACGACGCCAAGCCGCGTATAGCGTCATAGCATTGTCGTCCAGGAGGAACCTCGATCCGAAGGCCCTCTTGCCAGAGATTCATCTTCCGCAAAGTCTTCTCTAGCTCGTCGGCCCAATACTTGCGAGCGGCCTCGAAGACGGCCTCCTCCTCATCCTCCTGCGTCACAGCGTTGAAGCCGTCGCCGCTAGCGTATCACACCTGACCTGCTCGATGCGCGCGGCGTCTCGCGCTATTATCCATTGCGCCCGGCGCACACAGTGCGACCATTTGATCGGTTCTAGCGACCCTGGGAACCGAACGCAGAGACTCCCCGCAGCGGCCTCGCAGCGTGGACATTGCATCTCGGCAATGACCTTGGCATCCCGCACCTTGACGTGATTCGCGCGGCAGCGATGCTTCGCGCCCTTGCCGACCTTCCCCACACGTTACCTCCGTTGCGTCGATCCTAGCACGAAGAGGCTCGCAGCTTTTTTATTCACCGGAGCCTCAAGCCGACTCATTGACGATGCGTGCGGCGCTCTTGCGTCCCCCGGAAACCTCGCTTCTTGCGATAGCGAGCATCCCCTTGCGAGGAGTTTGGCGGTCGGGATCAGGCAAGACTCTCGTGCGATCTCTTCATTCGGCGATAGGAGAAGAAAAAATGAGAGAGGTTTTAGAGCAGGGTACTACCTTCATCCGTGGCCGACGCAGGGGCCGAGGCTCGTGCTCTGCACTCGCCTCTACGTGCTGCCCTTCGCTCGCCTGCGGGCTCGCGTTCCGTGCGCGTGTGCGGCTGCGTTGGCTTCAGAAGGTGTGCTCGCCTGGATGGCTCGCACGTCCTATTAGGTGCGTGCTCTTCAAGCTGCTTCATCCCAGGGTGGCGCTCTTCGCGTGCCTGCACGTAAGCATTCGTGTGACGTGAGGTGGCGGGTGGTGCTCTTTAAGAAGGTTGAGGAGAGAGAGTGTGCGGGTCTGGGTAATGCTGCTGCTTCTCGATGGGGTCTTCGTGGTCGAGCGGACGGCCCGCGCCAAGCGGGCTGGTCGCGTGTTCGCACGGGATGCGCCTTCGTGCGCGCCCGCCCGCCTTGGGGCGGTCGGTCGCTTGCGTTTCCACGTCCGCTTCGGGTGAGGTTGCGCTTGCGGTGCGCTCGCAAAGATTACGGGTGCTTCGACGCGCGTGGGTGCGATTTCCTATCGCGAATTGTAAAGATTGCCTCGACGCGGTGTGTGAGCAGGATTGTCGCAAGAGGCGAAAGGCTCAAGCGAGAGGAGCCATTGTGCTCTGTTCGGCGTAGTGGGGATGCGATATGATAGTCACATAGCACCGCCGACGAAAGCGAGAACGACAATGAAGCAAACGAAATGCCAAGACGCCCACAAAGACTTTCGTGGAACGCAATACTGCAACCAAGACAAGAAGCACACCGGAGACTGCTACAGCGCAAACGGCACGAGATGGACAAGCCTGCGACGGCTAATAGCCGCAACCTCCTAATCACACCGCGCTAGAAAGACGGAAGACAATGACCACACAAGAAGACGACAAGACGCTCTGCCGGATATGCGAAAAAGCGCATGCGACACACATGCTCCTCGGGGATCATAGCGTCAACGAAGATTCAATCCTCGTCTGCTACAGATGCCTAACGCGACGCACTCCTACCGCGAAAGAAAAAGCCCTAATTGCCGCGAGAAAAGCAGCATGACCGCGAAGCCCAAGGCGAGGCGCGCGAAGGCGCTAACCTCGCCGACCGGCGCGCAGAAGACTCGCGCATGGCGGCAAGCGAACGTCGCCGAGGGATTCTGCCAGAACGGGAAAAGACACGCGCTGCCGACCCACGGGCTCCTCTGTGCCGCATGCCTTGCCGCGAACTACGCCCTTCGCGACGCGCGCAAGAGGCGTAACGCCTCGCTCGCTTGAAAGGCGACGCCGCCTAGCCTGCCGATCCATCGGGCATGGGCGAGAACCCCGGCACCCGGCCTGCACGGCGCGCGAGGAATCGTGCGCTTGGCTTGTGCCAGAACGTCGCGCGTCACGGCCCTGCGGTGCGGCACAACCTCTGCGGGGCGTGCGCGGAGGCTCGGGACGCAGTCAAGCGTGCGGCATCCGCGAGGTACAAGCAGAGCGGGCTCTGTGCCAACGCTCCCTCGCACGGCAAGGCAACACGCGGCATCATCTGCGAGGCGTGCTACCGCAAGCGTCGCAAGTTGTGCGTGTTCGGATCCTCACACGGCATTGCCGTAGCAGGATCGTGGTGCGCGGCCTGTGCTGCGCGACGCGCTGCGGCTGCACAACGCCTCGCCAAGCGCAACGCCGTAGCGCCGAAGCCTGCGAGACGCAAGGAGCCCATTCCCGAGCGCGTCTCGCGTGGCGGAAATATCGACTCGCGCGATCTATGGGAATTGCTCTGGCGGCAACAGTAAGGCGAAAGCCTTATTGAATGTTACGACCATATCGCCGATAATTGAAGGAGAACCCCAATCACCACAAGGCTTTTTCAAAGAAGGCGTATTATGCGAACGCAAACATCCTACGAGCAACTCGAATACGACGTTGAAACACTGCGCGAGATGCACGCCAAGATGACCGAAGCTGTACAAGCGTTACTCGCGTTACTCGACTCCAGCGACATTTTCGAGCGGTACCCCGGCGTCTCGGAGGCAAGCGACGCGCTTGAGAAGCTGCTATGATGCGCGGCAAGATGTTCGCAGAGAGCGACGACTGCAAGAGCATCGCTCTCAATCATTCGCTCAAAGCTGGCTTGCCCTATCTCAACATCGACCTCGACGGATCGGACCTCTTCATCCACCTCGACCCAAAAGACTTGCCGCGCATCGCATGTCTGCTCCGGCACGCCGCCGAATCCATCGAGGCCATAATCGCCCAGAACGGTGCCAATCATGCCCCAGAAGCAATCCTCGACCGACCAGCGCCTTCGCTCGCAAGCGCGGCGTGACGAAGCGCACGCCCTCGGTTTCTGTATCCTGTGCTTCCGACGCCCGGTAACACCGGGCGTTCACGGCCCATCCCAGGCACCCTACGCCACCTGCCGCCTATGCCGCGTGAAGAAGCGGCGAGAGATGCAAGAAAGAAGATCGACATAGAATACTATATCTGCGCGTGTCGCAAGCCAACAGCGAATGGTACGGAGTGTAAGTGTATCGCCGCGATCTACTGCGAAGATCACGCGCCGCAGCCATGCCCGAAAGAACATGTTTGCCTCGACTGCCTCAATGGCACACATGACCGAACCGACCTTTCAGCCGCCCGATCGTGACAAACGAGCTATCAAGGATTCCTTGATAGCTCGTTTTCGATGTTGCTGATGAAGCATGCAAGAACCCGCGAGACCGTGACGTAGGCACTACGGGCTTACCAGGTAAGTAGGACTTCCGCGCCTTCGTCTCCTTCGGCGCACCACTCCTTGCGCGCCTGAAACTTGAAGAATACGCAGTCGTCGATCACGACGCCCGCGACCTTGAGGGGGTCGAAGATGCCGCGCAGACATTTGTCTCCATCGGGCTTCTGCGTGTGCGGATCGCCGGGCTTGAGCCTGCGCTTGCCCTTGAGGCGTGACCTGGCGATCGGGAACCGGAAGAGCGCGCTGATAACCACGGGAGAGGCCACAGAAGGCCCCTGGAAGGCCGCTGACGCGTGTTTTGCCACTCGGCTATACCAGGAGACTCGCAGCGGCCTCGTGAGGCGTGTGCCGTCTTCTATGAGCACATGGCGAAGCGCGCCGGTCTTCCCGCCGACCGGCATCATCCGGCGCGAGCCCTTCGGCTGAGGCACGCCGGGGACGAAGAAGGCCAGCTTCACCGTCGCAGCCCGAGCTTGCCCGCATAATAGAGGTCCTGCAATGCCTCAAAGAAGCTGCGCTTGGTTATCTCGGCCTGCGCGAGCCCCTGGATGCGCCGCCTCCGGCGCATAGCCATGCGCGCGTCCGTCTCCGCGCAGGCATCGCAGGTCTGGATGCCGCGCGGCTTCGCATGCGACGGGTTGTTGATGCAGAGGCCCGCTGCGGCCCGCTCGGCGACCTGCGCCTTCGTCTTCGCCATGGCCTATCTATCGACGGCCAGCTTCACGGCAGCTCGCCGTCGAGCGTCGGCCCGTCGAGCAGAGAGGCCTCGACCCGCACTTCGACGTCCGCGTGGCCGTGGGTCGAGCCATTCGCACTCAGCTCGGCAGGCGTGCGGAGCCGGAAGGCGTCGTGGGAGAGGATACCCTCACGCGCGCGCATAGACTCTCTATTGGCGGTCTTAGTAGTAGTAGGCGTAGAATCAGGGTTTTCACTAAGACCGCCAAACCGTTGACCGCCAACGGAGATAACGGGAATTTGAGCGTGATTAGGCTCTTGCGTCACAATGGCGGTCTTAGGGAGCTTGTCGCGCAGGTACCAATACCAGCGCCCGCCCTCTGCGAGCTTGCCGAATCGCTCGCTTACGGCGTCGGCCTCGTCCTTATGCCGCTCGATTGACCGCTCGGGAATCTCGTTGGCTCGTGCCAGGCGAAGAAGCATGGTCGAAGGCATTGGCCCCTCGTCGAGCGCCTGCCGAATCCACGCGATGACCTCTTCCGCTTTAAGGCGCTTCTTAGCACTGTTAGGATCGGGCTTGCTCTTGGCGAACGCCTCGGCGCAAACGCTCTCGTCCGTGTCGCCCCATGCGAACCCGGCATCCGAGATGAAGTACTCGACCGGAGGGGCCTTCTCGCAGAGGTTATTCTTCTCGTTGAAGCAGAAGCGGCGCTTCGTCTCGGCATCCTCCAAGAAGACGAGCACGGTCCTCGGCACGGCGATGAATCCCTTGGCGCCGAGCACCTTGTCCTTCACGCGCAGCTCGGCGTTCTTTCCGGTGTGCCGCAGGTAGAGCAGGGCGATGCCTCGCTTCTCGGCGAGCGCCTTGAGCGGGAGTAGGGCTCGGCGTACCTCGGTGTCGTTATTATCGCTCTTCACACCGTCGAGCATGACCGTTACCGGGTCGATCACGACGAGCTTCACCTCGGGGTGCTCGCCAAGGTAGATGTCGAGCTTGCGGAGTGTCCCGCTACCGATTTCTTGTCCGATGAGTTTTACTCGTTTGAGATCCGCGCCGCAGCGCGTGAGACGGTCCCGAATCGTCGTCTGGAGGTCCTCGCCGTGATACAAGAGTGAGGAGCAAGAGAATGCCTCCTCCGCGTCCGGGAGGCGCACCCCGCGCGAGAGCGCGGCGGCGAGAGCGCAGTAGAAGAACGTCTTCCCGGCGTCCTCGGGGCCTACAATGGCCGTCGTGAGCCCGAGCGGTATGCGACCAGGCCATAACCACTCGACGGGCTCTAGCGAGGCTTCGGCTGCGTCGATGACGATGAGCGGAGCGTCGTCATCATCGGACGCTACTTCCGCAGCCTTCGGGTCGGACGGGTATCGCTTTGCCACGTCCTCGGCGAGCTTGCGGATCTCGGCATCGTCCTTCGGCGGGTTGCATCGCTCTTGATTCCTGGCCGACAGCGCCGCGTAGATTTCGCTGGAGGAGCTTCCGACGCGTACCAGCTTCCCGGCGTAGCTAAGGAGGTGCTTGTGCCGCTGTTTCTCGGGGATCTTCTCCCCGTCGGCGACGCGAACGAGGATGCCCTTCGGCGTCTTCTTGACGCGGAAGATGTCGGGGAACGGCAGGCAGGGAAGCGTCTCGCCCTCCTCGTCGACGACCCAGGCGTATGAGCCGAGGATGCCCTTCTCTTTGTCGTCGACGAACGAGGGGTGCATCAAGACGAAGCCGCCGTCGCCTCGAATGTCGAGCCCTTCGCCTAGCTCGCCCTGGCTATTGCGAACGTCGATCCCGGCGTATTCATAGTGGAGGTGGTAGCCGCCCGTGGGTGTCGTCGCTCGCTTCGTCCCGAGCAAGTCGATCTGATCGTCGACGAGGGCATAGACCGCTCGGTTCCCATCCTTGCCGTCCTTCATGTCCACGTCGAGCACGACTCTGTTGGACATGCCGCAATTCATCCCGATGTTGTACTTCGGGTTTTCCTTCCACCACTTCGTGATTTGTACGGGGTCGCGGGTCGCGTCGAGAAGCCCGTTAGAACGTGCGAGGGGTTTCTTGCTTTTGGGATAGAGCGGGAACACGCAAATGCCCATACTTGCATAAAGGAGCGCCCATTCCAGGTGCGTCATCTCCTTCGTGGCCGCGTTCAAAACGGACACTCCGGTTCCGGCTCGACTTCGAGGAACTCAACGAGGGAAGCCCCTTTATGCTGCGAGAGTGTGAGGCGTGATTTTTTTGGACATGTCTCGCACGAAAAGAAAATCGTAAGTCCGTGACGCCTGCGACTCGGGTTCTCGTCAATGTCTTCGTCAATCTCGACCTTGCCCGATTCGACAGTAACGTGAAGACCGCGTTTGGCGTCTTCCCGACGCTCGAAGATTTCGACGCGTTCGTGGTGTAGGCACTCGTAATTACAGACCGGGCATCGAAGGGTACTCATGCTGGTCCTCCGCTGCTAAAGAGCAGCTAGAACCAAGGAGGGGAAGCCAAGCGACCGTCCGAAGGACATAGCGAGGCTCCGCGACCCTCTTTCGAGGGCCCTCCCTGGTGCCGATCCTCTCTTTATCCGGTCAAAGATCTTTGAGGGTCGGCGAGTAACGTCCGAGGCGCACCTAAGAGGTGCGCCTTTCGCGTGTGTTGGTGGTTCCTGTTCGGGCCAGGATTCCCTAGCCGAACGGCTCATACCGCGTAGTGCATACACGGCGTTCCCTCGATGTGCGCGCGCAGGGCGGCGGCGGATTCCTGTGCCGTTGGCGAGACGAATCGCGCAAAGCACCCGCCGCAGTAATTGACGTGCTGCACGGGCTTCGCCTCACGCGGCAGGGCCATCTTTTTGCGCCACTTCCGCCGCAGGGCGTCGAGGTCGGGCAGGAGGTGCCACGTCGAGGGACGCTCCTCGGGCCAATCGGGGTGCCACTCGAAGAAGGCGTCGGCGTGGGCGAGTAGGGCGGACTCGGACATAGAAAAAGACCTCCGTCTTCGGGAGGTCGGCAGATCTCGCGACGCGGGCCTAGGGCGCGGGCGCGATCAGTGGACGAAGAGCGCGGCGACCGATCCGACGATGCTCGCGCCGGGAAACGGCTGCAAGAAGTCGGCGTTGATGCCGCTGAAGAGCACCATCGCCCAGAGGCCAATCGTGCCCCACCAGATCCAGCGCAGGGTCGTGATGACCGGGTTCTTGCTGTGCTGAAACCAATCGGTGCTGCGGTTGTACCAGCCTTGCGATGCGGTGTATATCGTACGAAACATTGGGGGGCCTCCAAGCGACGGTGTGTCGTAACATCATGCGCTTCGGCGCGTCCCGGCGACAGAGGCGAATGGGGTAGGCTTGCGTGTCCGCAAAGATCCATTCGCGGACACGCAGATCGCGCCGTTTTTCGGCCCCGCGAAATCCGTTACTCCGTCCCACCGGAACGGCTCGACCGAGCAGCTAAAGCAGGCGCGTCACCACGAGCACGATAAGCACGATCACGAGCAGCGTGCCCGCGCCGGGAAGGTAGTACGGCAGCGCGCGATATCCCGGCGCGACGACTCCGCCGAGCAGGTGGAAGAGCAGGACCACGACGAGGACGAGGACGAGCAAGTTCACCAGGCTCAAAATGGTATCTCCGAATCGTCTTGCTCGCCGTAGAGGTCGGCTTGCCGTACGCCGGTCGAGCCGTCGTCGTCTTTCTTGTCGAGCATCTGCATCGCGTCGATGACCACCTCGGTTGCCTTGCGCTTCGCGCCGTCCTTGTCCTCGTAGCTGCGGATCGCAAGCCGCCCTTCGACCAGGACGCTCCGGCCCTTCTTGAGGTATTGCTGACACAAATCCGCGAGCTTCTCCCACGCAACGATCTCAACGAACATTGTTTCGTCGGTCGTCTTTGTGCGCCGATTGACGGCAATGCTGAATTTGCAGACGGTTTGCCCGCTGCCGAGTGTCTTGGTCGCGGGGTCCTTCGTCAAATTCCCGACGAGAATGACGCGGTTATAGTTTCCTGGCATAGTACTTTCCTCTCGTTATGATGTGATCGCAAAACTCGCGCAATAACGCGCGAACGACCTTACCGAAAACGGCAGGGTCGTCGCATTCCGCTCGCGCTTGTTGGAGGTAGGCGACATAATCGCCGATGATCGGGTCCCAATTTTTCAACGTGCGTGATTCTCCTCGGCGTGCTCGCACGGTGGTTCGTGGTCGTAGAGTCCGGGGGTTACGACTTCGGTGAACTGAAGCCGCTCCGCTTCGCACGCGGGGCATTCCGCCTCGCGGATCTGGATGTCGAGTTCACTCATCGCGCTCACTTTTTCTTTTCCAGAAGAGGCTCGGTAAGAATGTCTCGCAGTATATTCGCGCCCTGGTGAGTGATAGAGAAACATGCTTCGAGATCCTTGAGCGCCGCAAGCGCGGATGCGATAATTCGGTCGGAGGCCCTCTGGTATTGATAGAGCCTCGATAGCTCTTTCTTTATGTCTCCTTCGTGGAACTCTCCCATGTCACGCCGTTTTCTTTGCGAGTAGGTTCTCGTGTTGATGAATTGCGAGTTCGATATCGCGGAGTTGGAGCGGTGTTGGAGGCTTGCCTTGCGGGATATCCTTGCAGCTCGGGATCGAGGCCCGCGCCCATTCGCCGAAGAGTTTCTCGTCGGGAATGAGTCCGCAATGCAGCGCGCGCTTGCGAATCGAGGCGAGCGACGGTGGTGCCGTTCCCTTCGCGTCGCGCTTTTCATCGAGAGCGTTCCGCTCGCTCGACTCGACTTGCGCCGGTTGCGAGCTATTCAGGTTCGGCATATCCTCCACGTCTTGTGTAAAAATGTCGGAGCACCCGGTCGAGATAAGCGTCGCCGCAACGAGCGCGCGCTTATCGGCCATTTTGAGAATGGTATTGTCGAGGTCGATCACGTTCGGGTTCGCAACCTTCCCTGTTTCTTGCCCGGTGATCTTCGCATCGTTGTCTTTGAATTTCGCTCCGCAGCCATCTTTCTTCTTGAAGCAGACGAACCCGCCGCCGTACTCTTCTTTGCCTTTGATGATCGCGGGCTTGCCGCAGGTCGGGCAGATGCGCTCCGCGCCACGATAGCGGTATTTATCCTCCCACGAAGAGCACGACCCGGAAGCTCTCGCGATAACAATACGGTCGTCTTTGGTCGGGCCGGTCTGACGATAGATCGTGCAATGCCGATTATATTTGATCATCGGCTCGCCGCCGTGCGCTTCGCCGGTGTAATCGAGGACCGGAGGAAGTTCGTTTCCGAACGCTGATTGAAGCCCCATATTCGAGAGAAGCATCTCTGCTCCGGCTTTGTAGAGCGACGGCTTTAAGCAGCCGGGGATGATGCCGTAGTGCTTCCCTTCTTCCATAACGCTCTCGAAGAAGCGTTTCTTCTGGCGCTTCATTTCGATCGCTGCGTCTATACTTACGGAGAAGGACGGAGTCCATCCCGCAGTCGAGACGACGGCGAGAGGAGCGGATTCTTTGAAGTCGGCGTCAACACTTTGTAACATCATAGCACCTGTAGACTTTCATTGCGATTCGATTCACACGCTGCATACGGGCAATATCCGCATTGCCACGACTTCCCATCGGCGTCTTCGGTGTACCACGGCGGCTTCGCCTCAATCGGCTCCGGGTCGCTTGTCGTCGTCGTCTGCATATCGACGACGGCCTTGCCAATGACCGACGCAAGCCCCGCAGTCTCGTACCAGAACGTGACGCGCTTTCCGCTCGCACGACAGACGACTTGCAGACCGTAACGCGGCTTGCCAAGCGCAATCGCATACGCTGCGGCTTGGATGCGGTAGCCCATCTTCGGCTCCTCGGGGATCTTGACTTGTTTCCTGCGCTCGTCGCCCTTGCCGACGTAGCCCGACCAAAACGTCGTCGTTTTCGTATCGAGAACCGCATCTTCGAAAACGAAGTCTGCCGTGCCGATGAGCTTGTGTCCGAAGATCGGGTCCTTCACGGGGACTTGGTATTCGTATTTGACGCCCTTTGCATCGAGGGCGGCGCAGACGATCTCTTCGTACTTTAGCCCGAGCTGCATCTGCACCCAATTATCGAGGTCGATGTAGCTCTCCGTGACGCCGTTGCGTCGCGCCCATACTTGCCGCTTGCATAACGCAAGGTCGGAGACGTGCAACGCCGCGTCATCCCAGGGCGATTCTTTCTTTTGTTTGTTCTGCAACGCGATAAGCGCCGCATCGAGGTCGATGTTCATTGAATGCTCAATTCCAGCCGTACACAGGCTTCACCATACCATTCTATCGGATTGTTACGACCAGAGCATGAGGCGAAAGGGCATATTCTATGTCGTGGTTGTGGTGGTCGTCTCGGTATGCGATGCTGTGGCGGGGACGACGACAGTCGTCCCTGCGCTCCCGATCGGCGCGCTGTAGGCGGTGATCGTGGTTGCAGCGTGCGAGACGGCAATGGCAACGAGCGAGAGTGCCGCTCCGCGCGCTTGCCCGAATGCGAGATTAAGCAGCGGCTGATTGGCAACGGATTGCGCGACGCTTCCGATGACGCCGATTGCCGCAAGGATGTTCGCCCACGTTGCGATCTTGAAGAACGCTGTTGCAAGGTTAACTGGAAGAACTTTCAAGAGGCTCATTCGGGGGATTCTCCTTTGATGAGGCGGTGAAAATTGGATAGAACTTTTGCGGCGTAATCGTTTCCGGTTGTTGCAAGGTCAACGTCACCGGCGAGATGAGCCTCCCAAGCCGCCGTCTCGCCCGCATTAAACGCCGCCGCGACCAATCTGACCAGATCATCTCCAGCCAAACCACGGCGAGCAAAGTCGTGTAGAGTAGGGATAAGAAAAGAATTGAGGGCGTAGCGGATGTTGACATCTTCATTGTCCCACCCTTCGGGAAACGAGCTTGTGAGCTGAAAAAGCCCATGTCCACCGTCCGATGAAAGAACGGTGCAAGCGTTCCAAGAACCATGCACCTCCCCGCTGATACTCTCCCTCCAAGCAATCGCGTAGGCCAAGCACGGCGGATAGCCAAGCTGAAGACAGGGCGTTTGAATCGCCGCCGCATAAGGAAGCGTCTTCGGTATCGGCCTGCCGGAGATGTCGTAAAGCAAATTATTTCCCTCCTCCGAGCAGTATCGGCGCGAAGCTCCGAATTTCGGTAACGACCGTTACGACCCCGACGAGTACGAGAAACCAGAGCACCCGCCAAACGAGCGTCATCCCCGCTTCGATCTTGCTTGTGACCTCGGCGATCTTCTTATCCGTATCGCGAATGTCGCGCCGGATATCCTGGACCTCTACCCGCACGCCCTTGCCGCCGTTGATGTCACCAGCGAGTTCACCCACCGAGACGGTGAGCGCCGAGACGGTCTTATTGAGGACCGCAACGCTATCGGTGAGGCGGCTGGTGGCAAGCACGAGCTTGAAGTTCACTTCACCCACGGACACGCTCGATATGAGCACCTCCGCCCGAGCGATAGCGTCGTCCATCGGATCGCTCACCTGACATAGCCGCCGATCAACGGCCCGAGAAGCTGCGAGAGCGGGCTCTCCGGCTGGTATTCATCGGCCCCGGAGGCTTCTAAAGCACCGGCTCCAGCCCCAAAGGGTGCAAGGTGGGCAAGCGACTCCCCGAGGAAGCCCGCCTTCTGGTTTCCGAGCTTGTCCTTGTGCGGTAAGAGCGGCTGCCCGTGCGTCGGGTAGAGCGCGCGCGGGTCGCGCTTGCCCTTCCGGTCGGTCCCGGTGAAGGCGTTGCCGACGTTCCCGCCCAGGAGGGCGGAGACGATGCTTGCGGCGGCTTTGGCGAGGTCGCTTGACTTCGTGCGCGCGTAGCCCACGGGATCGGTGACCGCCTTGATCGTCTCGGAGAGCGGGTTGGAAAGGGAGAGCTGCTGCGGCTTGCCGTCCTCGCGCGCGGGCATCTGGGGCAGGTCGATGCTGCCTTGCGTGAGGAGCCCGCCGGAGAGCCGGTCGGCGAGGATGAGCTTGCGCGGATCGCGTTTGATGCTGCGCGCGACGGCTCCGGGGACCTTGGTTGCGAACTGCCCGAAGGGGGCGAGCCCGGTCTGCTGGAGCCACTTCGCTGCGGGCGTGCGGTGCCCGTAGTCCACCGTCTCGCGCAAGGTCTGCATCGCGGCTGCTGCCGGGTCCATGCCTCGGGCGACCTTCGCCGCATGCACGTTGACCTTCGCGGCATCATCCATCGCCTGCGTGAATCCGCCGACGCCCTTGCCGATCTGGGGCAGGAAGTGTCCTGTGAGCCCGCCGATTCCGGCTCCGGTGAGCCCGCCGCCGATCCGCTCGGCGAGGTTTCCCTGCGGGTTCGCCTGGTTCTCAAGGTCCTGCCCGCGCCATCCGCCATAGGCCGCGCCTATCCCGGCCCGCGCGAGCGCGGGGATCTTCCCCGCCACGCGGAGCACCGGGTTATCGTGATCCATCCGCGCTCCGAGGACGCCCGCTTCGCGCGCCTCGCGCTGCGCCTCCCACTTCTGCTCCGGGGTCATCCGCATCGTCCGCACGGCGTCGGCGAACATCCCTCCCAGGGCCTTCGGCTCGGAGATCCCGGCCAAGATCGGGACGTTCTTGCCCCCGTGTACGAGCCCGAGCGCGATGAGTGAGGCGCGGGCCGCATCCGCCGGAACGCGTGCGGCGTCTTGGATCTTCTCGCCGAGGTTGCGCGCTGGCCCCTTTGCCCTGGGCGTCTCCTCGAAGAGCTTGATAAGCGGGTTCTCACTCGCGTCTTGAGGCCCTGGGGAGAGGCCCAGGGACTCCCGCAGGCGTGCGGCGGCGGTCTGCTTTGCGGTGGACTTCCCCGAGCGGGCCATCGACTCGTCGAGCATGGCGAGCTTGGGCTTGCCTTCCTCGTCAAGCTCGCCCTTGCCGATGCTCCAGGGGCGCTGGTGGAGCGCCTCGGGAGTCGAGGGGAAGAGGCGGTTGTACGGCTCCGGGCGAGCCTTCAGATCCTTGATCTCCGGCGGGCGATGGAGGCCCGGAAAGTAGTGCGGCTTGTATTCGAGTGGGCCGAGCGCCCCTTGCTTTGCCGGTGGGATGAACTCGCGGAACGGCTCGGGGACGGCGAACTCGCGATTGAGGCCGGGGGAGGCCCGGTTGATGCCCGCTTCTCCCCCGCGCAGGTGAAGAGGCGAGCGCCCGTTTGCGGGGAGGTCGGGGTGACGCGGGAGCGGGGCACCCTCGCCCTCGGGAACTGCCTGCTCGAAGGGGTCGAGCTTCCGGGGTGGGACCTTCGCCGGGCCGTGCGCGCTTGGATGGAGAGCGAAAAGCTCGGGATTGAGACTTCCTTTTCCGCTGCGCGGGCCGGAGGGAGGGCGTATGATCGCGTCGTGTCCGGCGCGTCGCGCCATCTCCGAACCGATCCGCTCATCCGCAAGCCCCGCGAAGCGGCCCGCACTAGCGTCGTGCTTCAGGATTGCGGCGATATCTTCAGGCGGAACGCCGAGCGCCTTCAGGTAGCGGTGATATGTCTTGCTATCCCCGGACTCGAAGGCGCGACGGAGATTCTCATAGGTGGGCTTGTCGGGACGAAGTTTCCTTGCGACGCTCATCCCCTGGTATTGCGAGATTTTTTCTTGCAAATCTAGCTCTTTGGGGAGAGGCCACGTATCCGACTTTACTCGGAGGTCGAGGGGATTTTTCGCGGTGTTAACGCGCCCGACAAGGTTCTCGCCCCCGAGCCCTCGACCATGACTCGCATAAGCCTCGCTCGGAGATCCCATCGAAAAGGAAGTCCCCCCTCTGAGCGGATTTCCGGCAGGAGCGCCAGGGGCCGACTGATATCGGAAAAGATTTGCCTCTTTCGTGGGAGTAAAGCGCGCATTCGCCACCGTCGGGCTTCCCATCGCGACCCGCTTCCGCCCCGCCGCATCCGCCTTCAGGAAGTAGTTCGTATCGAGGTAGTGTCGCGCTTGCCGTGCCGCGCGCATGACCGCCGGATCGGAGGCCACGTCGATCTCGCCCTTGAGGACGCGGTAGGCGTCCAATCGCTGCGCGTCGGTGAGCCCGGAGAAGATGCCGGTGAGGGCGACCGTGTGCCGTCGCGCCTCCTCCGCTGCGTTCGCCCCCTCGCGATTGCTTGAGAGCGTCGCGTTCACGTAGTCCTTGGGGTCGATCTTGCCTGCGTCTTTACCGCCCCATCGGAAGAGGTGCCCGAGGGCGTCCTTGCCTTCGCGGGCGAGGTCGCCCGTTGCTCTTGCGGCGTCTTGAACGGCGTGCGGGAGGTATCGCCCGAGCGGCCTCGCCGCATCGAGGCCCGCGCCGAGCCCCTTCCTCGCGAGCCCGAAGGCCGCGCCATAGGCCTTGCCTGGAATGAGCAGGGTCGGGTCGATCATCCCCCGGAGAAGGCCCTTGTCCAAGTCTGTTGGCGGCGGCGGCGCGGGGAGCCAAGACGGCACCCCTTCCTGCTTCACGTTCGCCATGCGGTCGATGATCGCGTTCAGCTTCACATCGTCGGCGTCTTCTCCGGCCTGGTCGGGGATGCCGAAGCCTCCCCCGGTGACGAGGTGCTTGCCGAAGGCGTTGCCCGCGCGCAGGGCCTCGATGACGGGGTTCGTGGTCGGTGTGCGCGCGAACATCGGCGCGGAGGAGGGGGCCGAGGGCGTGTTCCCGCCCACGTCAAACGGGTTGCCTTTCGGTGTGACGGCTGCCGCAGGAGCCGAAGAGGCCGCTTGCGGCGTTCCGGTCGGAACGTCGAACGGATTGCCCGAAGGCATTATTGCCCGCCGAGGGCCTGGAGAATCGCCGCCTTGTCGGGATTATTCGAGGCGCTTACTGCGGAGATCGCGTCCTGAACCGACATGCCATGATCGACCATTGCCGATCGAACAGAGGCTTTCGCACGAGGCGAGAGCGCGTCGTACCGCTCGCCCTTCGCTATAGCGTTATACGCCTCGACGCCTCGCGTATAGCCCTTATTGCCTGCCTGCGTTGCAGCGGTCGCCCTGAGTCGATTCTCCGTGACGTTGAAGCGGTGGTTTGTGTTCCGCTCCGTGTCGAGGTGGATACCGAGAGCCGAATTATGAGCCGCCGTCGCGCGGGTGTTCTCGCCCTGCTGCGCAACGAGCGTGCGCGCCATTGCGTTTACGCCGTTTAGCGTGGCGACTTCGACCGAGGTACCGTTGCGCATAGACTCGCGCACCATCCGCCCGAGTTCCTCTCTCATCCTCTGCTTTAGCTCGGCGCTCCAGTGCCTCTGGGTCGCAAGGTCCTGGAACGCTTTCTCGGCCTGCGCTTTCACGGCGAGCGCCTGCTTTTCTTCAGCCGCCGCCATGCCTCCGTACTTCTCTGCGAGTCCGACCGCCGTGGAGGCGGCATCGAGGGCCTTGTTTCTCGTATAGAACGCCCCGAGTCTGCTGTAATAGTCGGCGAAGGCGCGGTTATTCGGCGGCGGCTTCCCCGGAGCTTGGCTCGGCATCTCTGGCGGCAGAGCGCCCGGCGGAAGGATGTAGCCGTGCGAGACATCATCGGCATGCTGGTGAGTGGCGGTATTGGCAAGTCCCGTCGTCCGCGCCCGAGCTTCGTCCGTGTCCACGCCGATCTGCGTGTTCTTGAGACCGGCGGTGACCGCCGCCGCCTTATCCAGCCGATCCTGCCGGTCGGCCTCCGCCTTGTCCCGCTTGCCCTGCTCCTTTGCCGAGAGAATCCCCGTCACGGTACTCGCAAGCGTAGACCAGGGCGACGCTGGTGCCTCCCAGGTCATGCCGTTGTCGTCGCAGGCGTTGCAGGCGTCTTCGCGGTCGGCTGATAGATGCTACTCAAGCCCGAGGAGAGCCCGGAGTACGGGCTCGCCGTAGAGGGCGTCTGGAAGTCCTGCGCGCCGGAAACGGCGATTTCATTTTGCGCGCCGAGTCCGGCGTCGTTGATCGAATTGTACGCCGAAAATTGGTCCAACCATTGAGATTGAAGCTGCTGTAAATATGCCTGCTGCGCGGCATTCTGAGCGGAGGTATTCGCCGCAAGGGTCGAATTTGTCGCCCCGACGTTGGCAGTATTTGCGGTATTGCTCGCATCCTGATTTGCTAGCCCGGTCTGCTGGTTCAGGCTCGCCTGCGCCTGATTCGCCGTATTCGTTGCCGTTTGATTCGCGTTGAGCGCGTTGAGCTGAGCGTTTGCGCCAAATTGACTTTGATTGAGCTGGTTTGATTGGCTGTTCTGGATCGCCGAGGCGATGCTCGGGGCCTCCGCCTGCGTCTGCTGAACATCCAAATTGTTTTGAGCCGCGACGGCAGGCCCACCGCTTAGGCCGAATTGCGCGAGCTGTTGGGCGAGCTGCCCGTTCTGCTCGGTAACCTGCGGCTGGAAGCCGGAGAGGAGCTGCTGAATCGTCGCGTTCGAAGAGAGGTCGGGGGTGCCGGAATTTGCGATTCCCGAGACCTGCCCGAGGTTCTGCGTTGCGGTCGGGGCCTCGGTCGTGCCGCCGTACATTGTCGGGTTGACCTGGGCAAGGCTGTTCGGATTGAGCAGGGTCGGGTTGTAGCTCGTCGAGCCCGCCACGGTCGGAGCACCGGGGGCGGTGATACCGGGGGCGACGGGGGCGTTCTGGAGGGCTGAGAAGCCCGTGATCTGCCCCGGCGTGCTTCCATTGGTCACGCCGGGAACGGGGAGACCGTCCGCGCCGAGGACCTGCGGCTTGCCGGTAACGGGGTTTATGGTGACGGGCGAAGTTCCCATCTCATGCCTGCCCGCTGATTGCTTGCTTGAGCATGGCGAGGACCGCCGGAGGAAGCGAAGCGCCGCCCGCCGATGCGGGACCGCCGCTCAAACTCGCTGGAGCACCACTCCCCGGCATCGAGAGAGGCGAACGCGCCGGAGTCCCGGCAAGGGGAATGCTCGACCCGGAGTAGACCGGAGCCGCGCTCCCAGGCTGATTCGCCGCCGTCGCGGGGCCGGGGTTCGCTGCGAGGTTCCCGGCAAGCCCGGCCTGCGCCGTCGCCTGGTTCTTGGCGATCTGCGCCTGCTCGGAGGTCTGCATATTCTGCTGGTCTTTGATCGCGTTCTTGCTCTGCACGTTCTGGTCGATCATCGAGCCCACGCCGAGCATTCCCATGATCGCCGGTACAGTCCCTAACCAAGGCATCCTTGCCCTCCTGGCTTCCGCTCTAGCGCGACCCCGACAAATCGGAATCCGCGCGCAAGCGCGTGTGCGATGAAAACCTCGAAGCACGAGACTCCGGCGATCGTCTTTCTTTGAGTATCGGCCTCGGCGAGAAGTCGCTTGAGAGTCGCTGCCGTGCCGCGCTTGCCGTAGCGGCCTTCCTCGGCGTACCAATCCAGGATGCACCAATGCCCTTCGGTCGGCTCGCTGCTGCCGACCGCGCAGACGATCCGGCCCTCGTGGAGGGCGATGAGCCACGCGAGGCCGTCGCGCGCCTGCACCGGGAGTCCCCATCGGGCGTAGCAGGCGTCGCGGAGCGCCTCGATCCCGGGCCAGTCTTCGGGGAGGGCGGAGCGGGCGATCACGCTATCGCCACCAGGTACGCGCCCGCCACGGGCATCGTGATCGAGAAGCTCGTACTCGTGCGCGAGGCCGTAGGCCAGGTGAAGGCAGGATACGGGTTGTTGCCGGGGTCGAGCACGATAAGCATACTTGGGATTCGGCCCAAGGTGTGCCCGACCGTGACCGCAACGCCGCCCGTAACCGTCGTCACGGTGAGGTACTGCCACCTTCCGGCACGCTGCCCGCTTCGCACGAAGGGAGCGCCGAGCGCCGAAGGAAGCGCCTGGCCTGATTGCTCGGTCATCTTCCAGCGCAGGAGGTGTTCGCGGCTGCCGTGGTCGTGTATTGCGTGGTCGTAGCGCCCGAGACAAGCGTTCCTTCGCAAATCGGAGCAACGTCGAAAGGCTTTAGAAAGTTAAAGGTTCCTGCAAAGGGCACACTCACATATTCGATGTGGGCGGAAGCCTGCGAAGTCGAAACCTGACCCGCGACATACACAGGCAATATCTGCTGTGCGCTGCCTCCTACGGTGCCATTGACGTACGTCGCAGCGACCGTCGTCGCGTTCGCCGTCGTCGTGTTGACCGTCGTCGAGGTCGCTGTCGTTGTGATCGTTCCATTCGGGAATGTGATCGGTACGCTTCCGCCGAACGTCCCTTGCCCCGTTGTCGTCGGTGCGATTGCCGAAGGATAGAGCCCCCCGAGGACCGCTGCGGTGAGCGTGCCTCCGACCGTAAGGTTATTCGTGAACGTATAGTTCTGACCGCCGCCAAACGTCGCCTGAGAGCTGTTCGTCGGCATCATTTGCGAAGCGAAGATTCCCGCTGCGCCGATGTTCGTATAGTCGATATTGCTAAAGCAACCGCTAAACGTAACCGGATTGCTATTCAGTACCGCCGCCGTGAGCGTCTGCCCGGTCGTAAACGTCATCGAGGGCGCGCACGGGGCCGCTTGCGCGAGAAGCGGTGCGGCAATTATGCCGAAGCCGAAAAGAAGAGCTGCGAGAATCCGTCTCACGATATGATTGCCTCCTGCGAGCTGACGTTGATAATGTAGCCAAGCGTGTTCCACGGATAGATGCTGCTCTCTTGAAACGAGACTTGCAGCACGTTTCCGCGCGCGTTGTTCTGCGCGTACCCGCGAGTAATCTGAAACGCCTGATTGCCGCCGCCGCCGCCGATAACCGCCGTTCCGACGACTGCCGAGCCGACGACGTTTCCCGTCCCCTGGAATACGGGGGAAGGGATTGTCGTCGCCGTCGAGTCGAACGTCTGCGCGTAATTCGCGGTGATCGCAAAGAGGAAGTTGAGCGTTTCGTTGATGACCGGATTGACAAGCGAGATCGCAAGCGCGACGTTATCGCAAGTCTTCACACTGTCGGGAGACGAGTCGCCAAGCTCTTCCTTGAAGAAGTCGGATTTGCCCGAGATAATCGTGCCAATCGGTTGCGCGAAGTCGCCGATCTGCGAGCCGAATAATCCGAGCCGATCCGTCGCCCCGCTTCCCCAAATGAAGTTTCCGGTATCGGCAGGCCCGCGCAGGGGTGCAACGCCCGCGACGGGCATGTTCCGAATCTCGCCGCAACACGGCAAGCCGTCCGCATCCTTGAAGAGGAAGTCGAACCACACGCCTGCGTTCGGATAGCCCAAGGGTGCAGCAATGTTCGGCTGCTGCGGAATGAGGATGCCGCCGTTATCGTAAAAGAGCAGATACTTGCTTCCGTAGCGTACGCCGACTGCGTTCGTGCGGTTGAGGATCGCTGCCATCGGACCGTCAAAGAGGTCGGGGTTGTTATCTGAGATCGGACGCTTGCTCACGCCGTTCTGGAGGTCAACGGTATACACGCCGTCGATGCCGAGAAAGCAGAGATACGTGTCGAAGCTCACCACAGACTGCGGGGAGTTCGTGCCGACCGTGCCGGAGAGAAGCACAATCGCCCATGGCCCGACGTCGCCATAATATCCGACGTACTGAAACGAGTAGATCGCCGACTGCTTGAAGACGATCATTGCGTTGCCGAGCGGAACCATCGCCGTGATATTCCCGCCCGCGATACCGTCGTTGTATCCGATGAAGTATGCGATGTATGAAGCGCCCGGAAGCTGCCCGCCAAACGTGAACGACTCGGGCGTGTTCGGGTCACTCACGTAGACGGCGGTCGGCTCTGTCGGCTCACCCGCATACCAAAGAGAATTGTTCAGCGTTGCGACACACGTCGGCGTTATCATCGCGCTTCCTGAGTGATTGAGCGGAGCCGTGCCGACCGTGGCGATACTGTTGCCGGGACCCTTCCACGTCTTCGGTACATCGACTCCATCAACGATGAAGGCCGCATTCGCGGAGAGAGTTGGGTCGTACATCTGCGCGACTTGGATAGGATTCGCCGAGCCGCCGATACTGCCGATGTTCGTATACGTCGTATCGACGCCGGGGCGGGCGGTATAGAGCGCGTTGTTGCTCTGCTCGATAACCGAGGTTACGTTACCGAAGCGCGCGGTCGCCATGCCCTTGCATGGCGCACCGCTCCCCGTCGCGCCCGTCGTACTGATCGCGGGCGTACTGCCGGGGCGCTTGCCGACCGTGTGGCCCGCGAACATCCATGTATTGATCGAGGCTGCAAGTTCGTTGCGCGCGAGCGCGTGCGAATCTTTTCTGGTGTTTCTGCCGCCGCCGAGGTCGGCGTAATAGACTTTGTACGGGCCTTTGTTTGCTTTTGCGGTTTCAGTAGCCACGAGTGTTACACTCCACCGAGCAACCCGCCGAACACGGGGAAGGTCGGGTCTCCGGTGAACTGCTGCACGTCGCCCATTGATGTTACGCGGTAGGTCTCTTGAAGCTCCAGGATTTCTTCTTTGTAAAGCGCCCGGTTGAGCTTCATGTCGTCGGTTGCGTTATTCTTCCAATTCAAGCGATAGCAGGCCCAATGCCCGATGGCATCCGAAGCTTCATCGGGCAAGAGAATCGTGTCCGACTGATTCACGAGCGTCGGCACCTGCGAGGTCCCCGGCGTCGGCACGGCAGGGTACGTAATCGTGATCGTATCCCCGCTCTCAAGCGGGTTCGGATAGATCTCAAGGGTCGTGCGCGAGGGGCCGATTGCCGCGCATCGAGGATAGAGCCCGGAGGAATTTGCGCGCAGGTAGCCCTGGCCCGTGAGACGCATGAACGCCTCCCACGAGACCAGCGACTCCCCCGGCTCGAAACGAATCGCGCTCGTTGCGCCAAGGGGCAAGTAAACGACATCAAAGACGCGCCCCGCCATCATCATCGGATTGCCTGCGGGCGGGATTGCGTAGGACGCAATCCCTGTCGTCGTCGTAAGGACGAACGTCGCCGTCGTAAGTCGCAAGGGCCAGAGCGCGGTGCAGACGCGCTTATAGCCTTCGTTGATAAAAAAGTCGATCTCGCCCTGAGAGATATTCGGATTCGTGACCCCGCCCCATTGCGGATACGCGCCCACGCCGAAGTTAATCCCCGGCTGCTGGAGGGCGGATAACACGATATTCTCAATGTCGCCGAGTGCAATAGCCATCCGTGGCCTCTCTCAATACGAATAGTGCTCCAAAACGTAAATGCTGCCGCTGCCGCCAACACCGCCCGCCGTTCCGGTCGTGCCCGCCGCTCCGGCGGTTCCGCCTGCCCCCACGCCGTACGAATATGTCGCCAAAGGAGCGACGATGATCGCGGCAACGCCGCCGCCAGCACCGCCGCCTGCACCGTCTACCAACGTCGCCGAACTGGCACCACCACCACCGCCGCCCGTGTTCGTCGCGCCCGCAGCGCCCGCAGTGCCCGACGCGCCACCCAACCCGCCGCCAGCGCCGCCGTAGATCCCGTTTCCGCCTACGCCGCCGCCTGCGCCCGAGCCGCCGGACGTGGTTACACCGCTGCCCGAGCCGCCGCTTAGCGCCACGCCAAGAGCACCGCCAAGAGATGCCGTACCGCCGAGCCCGCCGAGAACGCTGCTACTCGCCCCGCCGGTGCCGCCCACGCACGAAATGAGCGAGGTGCCGAACGTCGTCGTTCCGCCGGTCCCGCCGGTTCCTGCTGTGGTACCCGAGCCACCGCCGCCGCCGCCGCCGCCCACGGCCTTGACTTCAATCCACTTCACGTTCGCGGGGGTCGTATACGTGCCCGAGCCACTCAAGAACGTCTGTACGGTCGGCCCAGTCTGATTCTGCTGAATGGTTAATGGCATACACTCACCAGACTTTACAGGTATACGCGGAACTCGTCGTCGCGCAGAAGACGGAGAGAGCCGAGGTCGGCGTCGAGAGCGGCGGGCTCTCGTAGTACCCGCCGTTTGCAGGAACGAGAATCGAGCCGCTGCCCGCCGACGCAGAGGTCCCGTCGTCCCTGATATACATGGCGACCGTTGAGAGGTTCTGGAAATAAAAGCCGTGCAGTGCGGCAGCCGCCGCGAAGGCGTTCTGCGCCGTGCCGCCTGCGGTGATCGTGCCGCTCTTGTCTGTGCGCGCGAACTGCCCGCTTGTGACCGGCGCGGGATTCGTTTGCGAAATTGCCGTGCCGCTGACTTGCAGGTTCGCGGTGATCGTCCCACTTACGGGCTGCGTCGCCTGCCAAAAGGTGCCACTTACGGGCTGCGTCGTCTGGTAAAACGTCCCGGTAACGGGAATGCCGACGCCGCTCGGGGAGCCCTGAACGGTGATGAGGTTCGCCCCGCTCGTTCCTGCCGTCGTGAGCGAGGGGAACCCGATGCCCGCGTTCACGATCCCGATCGTCGCGGCTCCCGTCGTAAGGGCGGGAAGCGTAACGAGGCTTACGGGCTGCGTCGCCTGGTAGAAGACGCCGGAGACGGGCACGGACACGCCGCTCGGGGAGCCCTGGATCGTCGTGAGGAGGGTCCCCGAGGTTCCGGGGGCCGAAGCGGTCGGAAAGCCCGTGCCCGCATTTGCCGTGACCGTGCCCGTGGTCGTGAACGTGCCGGAGACAGGCACGGGCGTTCCGCCTGGAACGCCCTGGATCGAGGCCGCATACGCGCCGCTTCCGCCGGGAGCGAGAACGGCTACCTGGTTCGTGCTCGTGGTCGGGTCGGCGATCGTGACCGCGCCGCCGCTTCCCCCGCCGCCGCCCGCCTTCACGTTTACACAGAGATTTCCGGCTGCGTCGCATTGAAAATTGCGGTAGCCGTCTGCGGTGAGGTTGGGAGGGCCGCTTAAAAGAAACTGCGCTACGCCGAGAAACGCGCCTCCATCTGCGTACTTCGAATTAGAGGCCATTTATTCATGCTCGTGCGTGAATAGGCCGATGTCGTGCGCGCGTGGCTCGGGACCCATCTCAACCGGGCGGTTATCCGAGATGCCGATGCTCGGCGCACCGACCGAATGCTCGAAGCGCGGGTAGCCTCGATCAGGCTCGCCGACCGAATGATTGCCGTAGCTCGATTCGGGGATGCCGACCTCGATCTCGATTTCAACGCGATCTCTAGCAGTCATAATCAGGATGCCTTAGCGGGCGTTTTCTTTGAGCGGGCTTCGATCTCGTCGGCCATTGCCCGGAGTTGAGCCACGCTAAAAGTCTCGATTGCAGCAGGCGCAGCCTGCGCGTGCGCGGGGGCAATACTAACAACGTCATCCTGCCAACGAAACCATTCCCACGGGCGAAAATTGAGCTTGTCGGTCGTCTGCCCGCGTCCATCGACGCTTTGTATAAGCACATGCGGAACGGGCGGCGGGCCGATCTTCGTCGTGTCGGGGCCTTCCTCGCCGCGTTTGAGATGCGAGAAGCCGCTTGGCCCGGTCTGAGGAAATTTCCAATTTCCCCACTTCATCGCCGCGCGATTGCGCTCGTAGTTGTACGTCTCATCGGGGGGCGTATTCGGCGCGCTCTCTTTCGGGTAGCGCCAATCACCAAACCACAAGACGACGGCCTCCATCGGAACGAGCAGGCCGTTCTTCTCGGGATCGGAGACAAGAAAACTCCACTCGATTCGCTTGCCGGGAATGTATTGCTTGCGCGGACGCGGTACCGTGTCGATGTGCGAGCCGACATCGACGAGATCGTCGCCACTCACGGCCTCACCACCAATGACGATGTTTCCGCCGCCGCCGATCTCACGCGCTTGCGTCGAGCCGAAGCGAATGGTGACCGGCATTTCCTTGCCGGTCGCGTCAAAGGCCCAAGGCTTCTCAAGCGTAACGCGCAGATCCATCAACCGATACCGTTGAAGTCGGCGAAGACGACGGCTTGCGTGTTGCTCGCGCCGGGAACGGGAATGATCGCCGCGCCAACGGTACTCAATATGCCCTGCACGGTGAACGGCCCGGTATGCGCGAGGGTGAATGGAGCGGTGAAGGTCGTTGCGGTGATGCTTGCGACGACTACCGTCTCTTGCAAAGTCCCCTGGTCGATCACAAGCGACATACCCGCGACAATGCCGACCATGCTCGCCGGTGTGACGGCGACACTTCCCGCCGCACTATTCGCGGCGACGGTCGTGTTGACGGGGTACGCGATCACGCGCCCGATTGCCGTACCGAACGCGCGCGAGCCAACGGTTGCAAAAATATTCGCGTTTGAGATGACGAGAATCGAGCCGATGGTAACGGCGGTACCCGCTGCAATCGCACCCGCAAGCACGCGCCCGATACCCTGGAATCGACAGGGGGCCGGATAGTATTGCGCTGCGCCCGTGTTATTCGTGTAGGCGATGCCCTGCTCGCCGACACCTTGGAAGACGCCGAGAAGATCGCCCGCATTCGCGCTCGTCGCAAGAACGCCGTGATCACTCACGCGCGCGTTCTGGAAGAGTTTGCTTGGATTCACGTCCTGCGGAAGCAACCCGCCAGGCAACGCCGTAAGGTCGCGGCAGATCGGCGTTCCAACGGCAAGCACACCTGCGGCGGCAAGTGAGACGCCGACGAAGATGTCATCGCCCTGCACACCGGCGTTAAGGCCGTCCGTGCTAACGAAGTTTTTGTTGATGCCCATTAGCCGCGTTCACCCTTCCCGAAGAAGTGATTCGGAATGCCGTTGCCGCTCGTGCGCGGGCTCTTGCCGTCAAGTGTGCCGGAGCCCGGTTCTCCGTTCCCGCCGCGCATGCCGGGGAACGGAGGTGCGCCGGTTATTCCGTTCGCCATGAACGCAGGCGAGAATACGACGCCGGAGGCAGTCTCGTAGTAATCTTTGTCGGGGCCGTGCGCGTTGGTCGTTTCACTCTTTGCCATGATGCTTCTCCTTAGTAATTCTGGAGCCAGGCTACGAAATGAGCGGATGGCTTGAGACAAACGAGATTCGCAAACCACAAAATACGTGTGAAAATCACAAGGTTATTTTGACCGATCTGCCAATCCATCGTGATGAAGTTCACGTTGGGATTTACCACGAGCTTCATGTACGTCGAATTGATTCCGTAGAAGTATCCGCCGCTGTTGTTTCCCGTTCCAGGAGGCGTCCCAGGCGTCGCTATACCCGTAGGTATAGCGTTGTCGAGGAACAAGGGGCTCCCGTTGAACAAAAGATCTGAGCCTCCAACCGTGCGAGCAAGGTCGGGCTGCACATATCTGTCTTGCGGAAAGAGAGATTGTATCAGGCCCCCAAAGGCCGCTATATTTGTGAAGTAGGCATCGGGACGCGAGCCGTCAACGGAAGCCTGCAAGTCGAGCGTGTGCAGGTTCGCAATGAGGTTTGCGCTCGTGCCGTTCGCAACGCTGTAGTTGACCTGACTCTTCCACTTCGCGCCTAATTGTGCGCGAGAGAAACCTGCATACGTCGGCGCGACGGTACCATCGTCAATCGCTTCCGCAAGCCCGTCGAGGCCTTTCGGATTGATCGCGTTCGTGTTCGTGATCGTATCGGTTGAGACACGATCAACCAGCGACATCTTGGTTATGTCGAGCTGCACGTCAAGCAAGTTCGCGATTGCTTCCGGGCTGTCGTTGTTATCGAAAACATCGGTAAGCGGAATTGCGAGCGCGTCGGTATATCGCCGCCAGCCGAGGGCAGGCCGCACGATATTCCCGTTCATCGTCGCGATCGGAAGGTTGTCGTCGCCGTCAAACGTGGTCGTGTTCGGGCTTGTTCCGATGTTGATCGGCCACGTTAAGGCGGCGGTTCCTTTGACATCATCGACCATGCTTCGACTGCGAAGGTATTGGTAGAATTTCTTCGCCTTGAAAACGGTGTCGATGATCTTGCGCGTAACGAATCCCTCGCGGGTGAGAGATTGAAAGGCGTTGAGGTAGATGTACTGCGATGAAATATCAGCCATGATCTATCGTTGCATCCCTGCTTTACGCTGCTCGTGTTTTATGAGATCCGTCGCGCGTGCAACGAGATCAATGTTGTCGAGTTTTCCTTCGCTCGCACCGGGAACGCCGGGAGCGCCTGCGGTCGTGCGAAGCGTCGGCTCAACCGCTCGCTCGCGCTTGTACGCGGGCTCTAGCGCCGAGGCCGCATCCGCAAACGACATCTTGTTTTGGATGCCGTAGCTTGCGATCATCTTAATTCCCGCGTAGTCCGCTTCTGCGAGGTGCGGAAACTTCTCGATGAGCTGCTCAGAAAGCTTCGTGTTCTCGGAGAGCAGGCGTTGATTTACCTGCTGCTGCTGCTGCTGCCCGTACTCGTCGCTCTGCTTGCGGAAGGTTTTCACCTCATCGTAAAGCTCGTCTATCTTTTTGAGGTAGGGGTTGATCTCGGGATTCCACTCGTCACTGAGCTTCGGCTTGTTGCGCGACTGTAGCGCCTCGTAGCTCGCAAGGGAATCGTCAAACAACCTCGCCGCCGACTCATCCTCGACCATGCGCTTGATACGCGCAGAGTGCGGAGCAAGCTGGTCGAAGACGGATTGCGTCTCTTGCTGGTACTGCTGTAGCTCGTGCAGCTGCTGCTGCATTCGCGCGTACTCTCCCGCGTCAATCGCGGGGGAAGAGGGCGGCGTGAATCCGCCGCCTGGAGAGGGCTCGCCCACGCCGCCGTTACTCATCGGTTACTTCCGACGTCCGTGACGGCCTTTGCGGCCACCGTGATGTCTACGCATGACAACCTCCTTGTTAACCCGGAGGTGCTCCGGGCGACACAGGTCCGCTCGGCATTCCAGGGGCCATCCCTGGACCTGGCGGAGGTGGCATTGCGCCGACACCCGCTCCTGGTTTGCCTGGCATCCCTGCCGTGGGGCTTGGTGGTGGAGCTGGTGAAGCAGAAGCCTGCGCTTTCCCGAGCTGAGAAGCGGCACCGGCGAGAATCTCCTGCGGATCCACTTCCGCAAGGATCTTTGTCGTGACAGAGTGCATTCCGGTGACCAACGCTTTCAGAATCACTTCATCATCATTGATCGTGTTCAAGAGCTTTTCCAAGCTCACGCGCACTTGGTTTGCCGTCTGCAACCGCTCGATGCCCGGATCAATCCGGGAGTCGGGCGTCTTCGGATTCGCCGCCGGAGCTGATTGCTTCAGCCGCGCGAGTAACGCGGACGCATCGCCCTTGCCGAGCGCGCCGGGAGCTGGTGGGCCTCCGGGTGCGGCGACGGGGAATCCGGCCATGAACACTCATCCTTAAAAACAAAAATCCCGACCACGCTTGCGCGTGTCCGGGATCGCCGTGACATCTCACTAGGGGTATCGGCGCTTTCGCCGGAGAGGTTAGAGGGGTACAAAGATAAAGCGCAGTACGTTCTTGGCACGATGCCGAGGAAGCTCAAGACGAAGCGCGAGGTCGTGATAAAGAAAGCCCAGGCGCGAGCAGATCGCACGGGCAAGTCTGTCGATGCTTCGTACTTAGAGTCTCGTTACAAGCGTCTCAAGCGCCAGGGAATCTGCGTGACCTGCGCCGAGGCCCCGGCGATCCCGGCGAAGACGCAATGCGAGAGGTGCGCGCATAATCATCGCGTGATGCAAGCCGCGCTTCGCGCCTTGAAAACAAAGATCCCGGAACACGCTTGCGCGTGTCCGGGATCGCCGTGACATCTCAATGGAGGTATCGGCGCTTTCGCGGCAGAGGTTAGCCGGGGCGTTCCATCGGGCCAATCACGCTGAGCTTCCCGTCCTTCGCGCGAAGCAGCCAATCAAAAGCGCGGGCGAGCGTGTAGCTCTTACGCCCCTCGGTGTCCCGCGTGATGAACCCTTCGCGCTCAAGGCGCTCCAAGGCGCGATAAATCTCCTCTTGTCCGGCGAAGACGCAGGCGAGAACCGCATCCTCGATATGCGTGAGGTCCCTCAATACGTCTGCTCCACGACCTCACACCCGTTGAGCTTCCCTTCGCGCCACGAGAGCTTCACGCTGCCGACCTGCGGAGGATGCGAGATCACCGCGATGAGTCGGGCGGCTGCGCGCGGATTCTGCCCCGCGAGGTGAATCACCGCCGCAATGATGCGTTCCTGAGCGGAGAGCGTGAGAAGGCCCTCCGCATTGACGAGCGAGGCGTTCAAGCTACGCCGCTACCTTTTTAGCGTGATATTGTGCTCGCTGCTTTTCTCGACACGACAGACAGAAGAGGAAGCCTCCCGTCTCACCGTGCGAAGTCGCGTTCATGCAAAGGCCGTGCTCGCGGTTCCACTTCCGCTGATACGCTACGTGCTCGCGATAATACGCCTTGCACGCATCGCAGGCTTTTCCAATCGTCGGAGGACCGTGAGCCGCGCTATAGCTACAGAGTCCTTGTTCGGCGTTTCGGAGCCTTACCCGAGCATTTGTTGCGCGAGATTTCTCATAACAGTTCACGCAAAGAACGCCATGCGTTGCGGGCCCGTGCTTCGGCCCGTTAACGCAAACGCCGCGTTCCATATTTCGATAGTAATACTTTATACTCGAAGCCACTACGCCGCTACCTTGGGGACTTTGCTTGCATTCTTCGGAGCGGTGCGCGTACGAGGCGGTGGCGAAGCTGCTGCGCCGGATAGAGCAGGCGGTTGATGAAGAATCCGTTCTTGGATTTGCTGCCAATCCGGCGTATTCGTGCGCTGCCAATACGCCACTTTGTCAATAATACCGTTCTGCAATTCTTGCAGTAGTCGAGCACGTACGCTCGATTCGGACCACGCCATAGTGGATCCGGTGACGATATCGAAATTGAACGTCCCGAGCAAAAATGCGCCACCGAGTTTTTCTTCACTAATGTTTCCTTCAGAGTCCGTTACGGCGACGGCGTGTTGCTCGGTATAGCGGCGTTGCATGAACCAGGCGGCGATTCGCATTGCGTCGATGATGCTCTGCTCCATCCGCTTTGTTTCCGCCACGAGTCGAGATCCGCCGATCTCGGCCAACAGATCGTACCCCGCTGCCGAATCCACGCGGCCCGCAGCTTCACCCTGCATAATCCCGGTCGCACCGACAATCCGTTCCATGTTGCTAACCATAAAATTGCACCATTGGAACCACGTATCGGAAAGCTGCGGAAACTCAAACGGTTGTACTTCGCTAATCTTGCCGACACGAACCACCTGCCCCGGTTTCACTAAGAGAGTGTTCTGCTCGATGTTGCTTCCTTGTCCGGCGAGCACGGGCCGCAACGAGGACATGCGAAGGTTGTCCATCATGATCGAGAGGCTCACATTGAGCGACATCTGTATGTCTTCACAATCGAGCGCGCATCCCTTAACCCACGGCCCTTCAAGTGCTTCACCATCTGAAAATAGCGCGTGGGGCACTGGACCATCCCAAGCACGGTCGTCAACCAACGCGAGGTCGGGTAAAAGGAACGTCGTTCTCCGCCAATGCGGGTATTTCGGAACAAGGCGTTTCTCCATCACGGGTTCCATACGGAGCTTGAATCCCGGCAACGTAACGGTCGTGCCGTCCGGTTGCGGATGCTGCTCTTCTTCCGCCGGGTCGAATTGCGGAATGCCTTCGTCGTCGCGCGCGATCTGCTTGCGCGGGTTGCCTGAGACGTCGTAGACCTGCACGTCTTTGCGTATAAGGGTGCGGTCGCGATGGAACAGCTCGATGATCTGCACGGAGTCTTCGTTTGAGAATTGCGGCTTCGCACTTGGCCCCGTCATCGAGTACGCGCTAATCACCGGCTTGCCGTTGACGATAGTGCCGAGGTTTTGGTTGCTCGCCGCCATGCGTCGCCACGGATCGCCAAGCGGCGAGGTCGGCATGCTTCCGCCGGAATGCGTTTGTCCCCGCTTGCCGTCTTCGGCTCCGGCGTAAATCTTCTCCGCAGCGTCTTCGTAGAGCAACGCCGCCTCGCTGCGTTGCAGCGTCTCGCGATGCCCGATGAACTGCATGCGATGCGTCGTGTCCGCGCGATCATCGAGAATTAAGCGCCAGCCGGGAATCACATCGCACGTCACATCGCCGACGCCGCCGTTATCGGTCGGGTCCCAACTAATTTTCCACGAACAGGTGCGCGTTGAATTTGCCAGAAGCTCCGCTTTACGGAGCTTCGTCTTCAGATTCTTTTCTCGCCACCATTTCATCATTACTTGGCGGAGGAGTTTACTCGCCTTTGCGTCTCCGAACTCGGTCGGCTCAATTACAGGTATAGGATCTTGTTTGGTCATAATTGCGAGTTTGTGGAGTATCAACGCTTTGGTGAAATTGACTGTCAAGGCCGCGCGGGTCGATGGCATGGGGACGTTCCAATGCCGTCCATACATGAGATTCGCACCGATGCGATCGGACTTTCTACGTGCGTCCTCGTTGGCGTCGGCCCGAGCAACATATTCCGCGCATCGCAAAACGAGTCGCCGTTCCCAGGACCCCTCCTCGTCATCCCCCGAAGGCGTGTCGCCTTTCTTGCCGGACGCTCCCGCGAGGGCCTCGTCTTGCTTTGACGGTGTTACACCGCTCATGCCGGAGCCCGGTAGTTCGACTCACGCAACTGCTGCGCGATGCTCTTCACGCCGCTAAGGTCGGGCGGCTCGATGAGCTTCGCTTCTTCCTTGCGGTCGAGCTTCTCTCCGCCGCTCTTGAGGTGGTCCGCGTATTCCTTCGCGACTTTCCATTGCGAGGGCATGTCGCGCGGCGATACGGGCTCGATCCCTTTGCTTGCGTAGAGCGCGTCACGAGATGCCCGATCCTCGGGCATCTCGCACCCGAGCGTATCGGAGAACCGCGTCCCCGTGCGCGGGTTGCGGAACATGCGCGTGCGATCCTCGACGAAGTTGAAGTCTCCGAAGACGCGCATAGCGCAGCAAGACAAGTTCCACTCAGGAGTAGTCGAGGCGTGAGTGATGTACGTCCACGGCGGCGCTTCACCCATCGGGTAGTAATCCTCGACCCTTATCCCGCACGGGCACTTGTACTCGTAGAGGGGCATTGCTCTATCCGCGCCGACCGTGTTCCTTGCGCTCGCTCTTGCGACCGTGCTTCTTGCGTCCGCGCTTCTTGCGCTTGCCGCCTTCCTCGCGGTCGCCTTCGTCGCTACCGGGGAAACCTTTTTCGCCGCCTTCATCCTCAAATGCCACTTCGCTACTCCTATCCTTAGTCTGCGAAATCCATGAATCCGCGAATTGCATTCCACGGATAGTCGATGGCATCGCTTCGCCCGAAGGCTTTTTCTATAACCTCATCATCGGCCTTATTGCGAAGGTTCTGTTCCTTCGCCTCAAGGCTTGGCGAATGCGAGAGGCCGAGATCGACGGCGGTCGGGATGCGATCACGCCGCGCCTTCTCGATCATCATCAAGTATTTGGGAGCCTGACGGATCGCGATGCACGCAAGCCCCGCCGCCACCACGCGGTCGTCGTGCTGGTGCTTCTTTGCCGTGCGATACTCCATGCCGTCCCTCTTGAACGTGGACATTTCGCGTACGAGGTCTCTGCTTGCAGGCTTGAAGTACCGCTCTTGCACGAACCATTGCAGGGTGCTGAAGATCATCGGGCGATTGCTCGGCTTTGTCTGAAATCCTGGCTTATTTTTCTTTACTCCGATCTCATCCCATTGCTCCTCGTATGCGAAATTCGTAAACCCCCACTCGCTCATACGTTTGAGCACGACGCTCCCGAGTCCATTGATCTCCGGCAAGATCATGCACTTGTTGTACCACTCGCATAAATGCACGAGGTCATCGGCGAAGTCGATTGGCGCGATCGTTCCCGCGAACTCCGCTACTTGGTTCCCGCTCACGAGGTCGATGATGACGCAGGTCGAGAGGTCGCGCCCCTGCTCGCCG